GGGAGCTATGTGCCGATGAAATACACGCCAGGCGGGATGGGTGTGCCCTACGCTGCTTCTCTTATTTTGGCGCTCAAGACGATTCCATCGTGGCGATTCCCGAAGGATGCCAAAAATGGCATGTACTTAGGGCACGAAATCGAGGTGACAATTTCCAAGAGCAAAGTCTCTCAACCGCACCGCAAGACTAAAATTAAGTTGTACTACCCCAAGCCAGTAGCTCAGGAGGTGGTCACGGAGCCAGCGTTCTAATGCCACGCTTGAAATACAAGAAAAAAGGCAAGCGGGTGAACGTCTGGATTCCAGACCACCAGATGAAAACTGCTGTACAAATCGACAATTTGAGTAGTTTTTTCCAAATTGCACTCGATAATGCGGCAGACATCATGGCGTGGGCTATACTGAGAGATGTACAGCCACAGAAGTACAATACTGGCCGTAAAATTGAAACAGTCATCGACGAATTTAATGAAAAATACCCCCAAAACGAATTAACACAGAAAAGGCAAGGCACATGGCCCAAGAACTCTCAGAGCAAACAAGAACTCTGGTAAGAAGCAGGATTGCTGACTACTCGAACTTGACCCAAGAACAGCAATTGCGTGAAGCGATTAAGGTTATTGCCGCCGATTTCCACATTTATTGCGAGCGGAATCTGATGATTCAGGACAAAATAAGTGGCGAAATCGTGCCTTTTAAGCTGAACTGGGCCCAAAAATTGCTTGTAGCGCGCGTGATGGATGACATTGCGAATGGCCGACCAGTGCGCTACATCATTCTGAAGGCTCGTCAGATGGGCTTATCTACAGTCATAGAGGCCCTTGGTTTTTGGTGGACTACGACTCACAAAAACATCAAGACGGTTATCATTGCCCACGAAACAGAGGCATCTGGCAACCTCTATAACATGTTCAAACGCTACTTCGACAACTCGCACCCTACTTTTCAGCCGAGGCGGAAGTATAACAACAAAAAAGAGCTTGTGTTTGACGTTGATGACACCATCAAAGAGGAGTACAAGGCTCAAGGCAAGCCGTCGCCTGGTCTTGGTAGCGAGATTAAGACGCTTGTGGCTAAAGAGGGCAAGGGTCGCTCGGCTACAATTCACTTTTTCCATGGTTCTGAGGTGGCTTTCTGGGAAGCTAAGGCCGATGTTGTCAGCTCCGCTATTCAGGCGGTTCCGCTGGCTGCAAATACCTTCGCTTTCCTTGAGTCCACGGCAAATGGTGTCGGCGGCTTCTTCTATGATGAGTGGCAGTTTGCCAAAAAGGGCGAATCGGCCTTCAAGCCACTGTTTTTCGCGTGGCACGAGCACTCCGAGTATGAAATGGCTGGCACTGTCGATGTTTACGACGATGAAGAACAGGAATTGTTGACAATTTTTGAAGAAAAGGGCTATCCAAAAGAGTCGTGGGACCGAAAGATACTGTGGCGACGCGAAAAAAAGAAGGAGTTCCGCTCCGACCCTAAAAAGTTCTATCAGGAGTACCCGAAAGACGACATGGAAGCGTTTCTATCCAGTGGTCGCCCAGTATTTGATATTGGCGAGCTGGTTAAGATGGAGCAAATTGCTCAGAAGGCTCCAGCACCTACGTTTGGGCAGATTTTGGCTAATCCAGACACCAATTCTACTCAGAAATTTGTCTTTGATGAGGTGCCAATCAGCTTCCAAGACCAAGACCCAACACCGCTCAAAATATGGGATTTGCCAGAAAAAAATGAGAAATACACCATTGGAGTGGACGTTTCAGAGGGTAAGCTCAATGTTGATAGCGCTGACAAGAAAAATGACTACTCAGTGATTGACGTTACCCGCGTGAGTGACCTTAAAACGGTTGCTAGGTGGAGAGGGCACATCGACCCTGACTTACTTGGCGCGGTTGTTTTTGCTCTGGGCACGTTCTACAACACAGCATTGGTAGGTGTTGAAATAAACAACCACGGTTTGACTACTGTTCAGCACCTTCGCAACAAGTTCTACCGCAACCTGTATATGCGTGAAACATCTGAAGAGCACCAGTTCCAGGAACGCACCGCGCTTATGGGTTGGAGGACCGACAGAAAAACCAAACCGATAATCATAAACAACTTGGTGCAAGCTATTCGAGATAATGATATAATCGACCTAGACGTTGTATTCATTCGAGAATGTATGACATACGTCCGTGATGACCAAGGTCACACGAATGCCCAAGAGGGCATGTACGATGACACTGTTATGGCCAAAGCAATCGCTTTGCAACTAACAAACTTCAACTCGATTAACGCAGAATACGCAAAAGAAAATATTCATAAGCCAGTAAAGAGAAACACAAATGCCACCAGAAGCAACACAACCCTCGAATCCATCGCCACAGGAACAGTACGCCGCTCCAGCAGCGTCGAAGCAGTCCAGCGCCGACGAGAAGCACGAGCAGCACACAAAGCAGTCCGACGCAGAGGGTAGGTTGACGCTCGAAGAAGCACTTCGAATGTATGACGACTCAAAAAAGTACGTCGATACAGGGCACCGCACCAACTGGGACAATTATTTCAAGGTTTATAAGGGTCAAAGAGTCATCCGCAACTATGAGGGTGTTTCTGACCCTGTTATTCGTGAATCACACACGATTATTGAAACTTTGGTGGCTAATATTGCTGGCGGTAATCCTAAGTTCCATTTCATCCAAACCAATGAAGAGCAAGCAAAAGATACTGAAGTTATCAACGAAGTGCTCGATTACTACATGGTTTGCAACCAAATGGGCCTTAAAAACCAAGAGTGGGTCCGTGACATGCTTTTGTACGGTACTGGTATTCTTGGTGTCGAATGGCGCAAGGGCAAGCCATTCATCTTCAACATCCCGCTTCGTGACTTCTTTGTTGACCCAACCTCTACAGGTCTAACCCAGACACTTACCCCAGCTCGATACGCTGGTTATGAATATTTGCAAGACAAAGAGCTGATGAAGCGTGAAAAAATCTACGATGCTGAAGAAGATAAGTGGGTGCCTCGCTACAAGAATCTCGACAAAATTGGCTTTGACACTAGCTCGAAGAGTGGTGGTGAAGGCGACAATAAGGGCATGGACAAAGCCTTCAAGGATATGTTTAACGGCTCTACTCTTGGTGATGAAGCGACAAAGCGCCAAGTTCACGTTATTAAGCTGCACGACCTAGTAACTGGTCGTATTTATGAAATTGGAAACAAAAAAGAGTTTATCTACGACGAACCAACCTGGTGTCAGCGTGAAGAAATCACTCGCGATGTTGAGGTTGAAGGCCCAGATGGTCAATTTATCAAGGTTAAGCAAACACTTGATGAGATTGAGCCATTCTTGCCATTTGCAGTGCTCCGCGATTACATCGACAGCTCTCAGTTCTATGCTGAGGGTGAAATGGCATTGCTTATCTACGACGCTGAACTTTTGAACGATTACGAGGCTATGCAAGTTGACAACAACGCCTACCAGAACACTCCGATGTACTGGATTGACCCACAATTTGCCGACCTTGCTCCCGAAATTGAAACTATTCCTGGTGCTGTTTATCCTATCCCACGAAACGCTATGGGTGCTCTTGAGCGACCACAGCTTTCTGGCGACCTCGACAACAAGCAGGAGCGCATTATGCAGCGTATGCGACGCGCTACAGCTGCTGACGAGTCCGTACAGGGTGGTTCTGTTGGTAATAGTCGTACAACTGCCACTGAGGTATCTACTCAGCTGCAACAGGCTCAAATGCGCTTTGCTACGAAGATTCAGAACCTTGAGAATGAAGGCTATGCCCAGCTTGCTCTCATCATCTTTAAGTTGGTGCAGATTTTTGTCACCAAAAAGACTGCTATGCGTATTGTCGGCAAGAACGGCGTTTATTTCAAAGACTTTGACCCATGGGAGTACAACGGTGAATGGGAAGCTCATGCTCAACTAGATACAACTATCAAGCAGAAGCAGATGGAAGTCGGCATGAAGGACAACCAAATCTACGAAATCATCACGGATGACCCATATCAGGTATTCAACCCAGTTGAAGTTAAGCGCTGGATGATGCAGAAGATTGACCCAACCCTTAGCGACGAAGACTTTAACAAATTGCTTGCTCCACCAAAAGAAGAGCCAAAAGATGATGTCAAAGACATTGCGACTATCAACTATAAGGATGCTACTCCGCACACCAAAGCTCAAATGGAGCTTAAAGCTGGTTACCAGCCTGACCCAATGCACGAAGTTGAGGCGCAGACTATGCTTATGGAACACGCCAGTCGTGGAGTTGATTTGATGAATCCAGCAACTGACACGAACAATCAGGTTTTGCCTGGCATGGAGCAAATATTGAATCCTCAGCCAACTGAAGCCCCTGAAGGTTTGGCTACGGCCACCGCTTAGGCTATAATTAATTCATAAATAGTAAGGAGCTATTATGGACGAAGAACAGAAAAAAGAAGACAACAAGGTTGCTAAGCGCATTCAGGAAAAGCGTAAGAAGATTGAACTTCACAAGCGCAATACTGAAGAGAGAAAAAAAGAAGCGAGCAACATCAAAGCTGCTTATTTGGCGAGCAAGGATAGCCCAGTTCTCGTTGATATTCTCAAAAAAGCTAGAGCATTTTCTGCCTACCACACTAAAATGGCCAAAGACGGCGTTGGCTATCGTTCTACTGGCGCGAAACTCGAAGATGGCACTCCTGAGCAGGAATTGTTCTACTACACCTCAGAAAAGCGTGTTAGTGAAATGGACAAATCAGCTGGTATTGATGAGCTTATTGACTACATTGAGCGTCAACTTACAGAAGCTCCTGCTATGCCTGTTGCCCCAGCAGAAGCGCAATAGTTGCACTCTCATTATTTTTGGTGCTATTATAAAACCATAACTATCTTTATGGTAGTTTGCAATTTTCAACAAAAACAAGGAGAACTAGATGGACGAAAAGTCTACAACCCCTGCGGATAACCCGACTAATAACGACGCTGCCGCTGACAGCACAACCGTTACGGACCCAAAGACAGGGACAGATACTCAGCCCGCCGATAATGGCGACAACCTGGAAGATTCATCAAAATCAACCGACGATTCGGCTGGTGGCGATAAACCAACAGACGGAGACGGTAATGATGCTCCTGCTTCGAAGTTCGACGATGACCTCGACGACTGGATTGTGAAGCGTGGACTAAAGGTTCCTGAAACGGATGCTGAAAAGCAAGCGTTGCAAGACCTACGCAATGGCCAACGTGAGTTTACTCGCGAACAACAGGCTAAACGCGAAGCTGCTGATGCGAAAGCATTGGGAGATGAAATTCATAATAGCAAGCCTGAAGTCAACGATGACGACGATGACGATATTGACCCGCTTGAAAAACGGCAAAATAAGATTGAGGAACAGCTCGCTCAAGAGCGGAATACTCGATTACAGTCAGAGTTTTACACGACGAACAAAGTAAGCGAAGAAGAACATAAAGCTATCCTTGATATTTACAAGGAGAAAGTGACTAAGCCTACTACCCCAGAGGGTAAAAAGGCGGCTTTTGACCTATGGTCTAGCCCTGATGCCCTTGGTGACCTACTCGACCTCGCAAGAGCTCGTATCTCCAAGAATACTGACCCTTCTTTGGCCCAAGACGAAGCTGCTCGTAAAGAGCGTGAGAGAATTGCGAAAGAATCAAACGCAACTTCTCCAGGCCGAGGCGCAAAGACACCTACATCTGGCAAAAAAACACCAGAGCAGGAACGTCTGGACCGATTCTCAACCTGGGATTAATAACCCCAAGTAAAGGAAATACAAAATGCAAAACTATGCAACTGATGTTCTTGGTAAAATCGACGAACGATTCTACCTTGAATCAAAAACCAACTCTATCATCAACAACGGTATCGAAATGGAGTTCAGCAATGGTAACAACGCTGTAACTATCTATGACATGGATGTTGTTGCTGAAAACAACTACGTTCGTAGCGGTACTATGCGTTATGGTGCTCTTGTTGAGCTCGGTAACGGCACTCAGACCTTCGTTCTTTCACAAGACAAGTCGTTTGCTATCTCTATTGACCGTGGTAACCGTGAAGACAGCAAGATGGTTCCAGCTATCGACAACGCTGTTAAGCGACAAGTTCGTGAAGTTTCTATCCCTACAACTGACATCTACCGTTTGAGCGTTCTTACTGCTTATGCAGTTGCTAACTCTCAGACAACCACATCTGCTCTTAACGCAACGAATATCTTCCAAGGTATTCTTACAGAACGTGCAGCTCTGTTGAACGCAAAAGTAAGCCTAGACGACATCGTTGTTTACATCGAGCCAACCGCTGAAGCTTACCTATGGCGCGACCCTGAGTTCAAGACAGCTTGTGACCGTACTAATGCTGACCGCGCTACTGGCGTTATCGGTACAGTTATGGGAATGACAATCGTTGTTGCTCCAGTAAGCTACTTTGTAGCAAACTTCGGCTTCATGCTTGTCTCTAAGAAAGTTCTTGCAGCTCCTACGAAGTTCAATGAAATCAAAACTGGTGACGGATTCCCATTCGGTATCAGTGGTATGGTTGCCTTCGGACGACGCTACTACGATGCATTCATCACCGCTAATAAGGGTGTTGCGATTCGACTTCGCAAAATCGCCTAGTCTTTAAGGAGGACTAATAATATGGGTTACAACGTAGAAAATTTGAAAAAGAACAAACCAGGTGAGACAGCTGAGACATCAGATAATTCTGATGCAAAGGCTGGTCTTTACCGCCACCCCGAAACTGGAAACGAGGTAATTACTCTTTCCGACCCGCTGTTTGGGGAAGCCCAGAGTGAAGGTATCGTTCGTCTCGGATTCGTTCGAGTCGGCGATGCCCCAGAAGGTAGCATCAAAACTATCATTGAGCAAAACCAAAACAGTCGTATTTACAACTCGAACACGGTAGAAAGCGATAAAGCTCGTCTTGACCAGCTTGAACTTGCTGAACTCCGTCGTGAGAAGCGTGAGCGAGAAGAGGCAGAAGCTGAAGCCGCTGAAGCAGACAAAAAGGCTGCTGAAGAAAAAGAAGCTGCTGAAAAAGCT